CTTTCTTGTATTCATTGGTTTCATTGTTTGCATTGTTCTCTCCTTTTAAAAAAGGGGACCTAAGTCCCCTAATATTGTTTACGAATTATCTACACTAAAAGATTTACCAGCTGTCCAATAAACTACATCAGATGCAGCGCCTGCTGGACTTGAAGTACCAGCTGCAAGAGTCATACCAATGTATGATACATTAGTAGTTGCATCGCCTAATAACTCAGAAGAAGTCGCCTGACCCACTGGCACACCAAGTGCTTGAGTGAAAGGAACGTCTGCTGTTGCTGGGAAAGCAAAGGTTGTAAATGATGAAGTATCAAGATCTGTAGTGATCTCGTTAGCACCTAAACTTACTGCAGTAACTTCTACAATCTTGTCATTTGCTTCTACCATTCCATAAGCTGCAGGTACTACAAGTCTAATCTTCTGACCTACTGTATAACCATGAGTTACAGTGAATCTAACCACTGCTTCTGACGCTTTACTCATTTCACTAATTGATCTATGAGCAGGATAAAACTGAGGATCAAACTTAATCTTTCTCCATGATCCAGTAGTAGCAGCTGCCGCTAGTGTTTGCATGTAGTCTAAGCTGAAAGTTGTGTCAGATAGAGTGCCGTTACCAACAGTAAAATCTAATCCACCTAGTTGTTGTGCTCCAACTGGATTAGTTAGTCTTACTACGTCACCGGCTACAAGTGCATTTACACCTGTATTTGTTACTACCGGAGGACTTGCAGTACTTATCGCCGTCATAGTAGCGTTTAGTGGTCCCAGAGGCGAGCCGCTGGTATCTTGAAGAGTAAATCCACCTGATGCCATTGCATTAGTTAGATTATCAGCATTAGCAGCATCAGATTTAAGATATGATATACCCGTATCTGATGCCATTCCGCGCTGCCAATAATACTCAACTCCAATTGCTGTGGTTTGATCTGCATCAGCAATCGTGTAGTTAAGTACTCTCATCCAATCAATATCTGATCGAATTTGTAGTTCTTTAGTTTCACCGTCTGAGGTGAATCTACCTTGTTGTACAATTGTATTATTCATAGTGCCTCCTAAGCCAAAGTTGTGCGTTGATTAATAACCCACGCATCGTTAGTGATTCTAGGAACCTGTGCGAACTTGTATCCGACAGATGCGTTTAGAGCTAAAGGACCATCATAAATTGGCGGTCTGTAGATAAACTGTGCGCTATAACCATCTTGCTCAACAACAGCGTATGCTTCCATACCCACGCAGAAAACGTTATATACGTTCGCTCCAAGGTTTGAAGCGCCTACTGATACAGAACCGATAGATGAAATTAGGTATCTCAAATTAGAGATTGAACCCCATTCCTCTCTTAATGCATGCATTGGTGACGGGTATTGAGCCTTGGCAATAAAGCCTTGTACATTCTCCAAATCTCCAATTAATTTTGTGCTCCCTAGCGCAAAATAAGCGTCACGAACAGGCGCAGTGCCGAATCGATCTTCACCAATAATATTGTCGGAAATAGTGTATGCATTGTTGTCTGCAAGTGTTTTGATGATTTCATCTACATCTGAACGAGTCATTTCTGTAGGGTTGTCACCATTAGTTCCGCCAACACAGTTAATAAATGAAGCCGTACCCGCAAGCATGTTGCGTGTTAGTTCATCTTCTGTTTGTCTTAGTGAAACCCCAAGACGTTGTGCAGCTTCGTTAAGCACAGGATCTTGGTTTTGTAGAGTTACTTGCTCATTCAGGATAATATACGTTCCGTAGAAATCCATTTCCGCGTCAATGTTGACTGCAGTAAGCTGTTGTGGTGGAGGTGTTACTCCTGTATTACCCAGTGGCACAGTAGCTGTGTTCAGCGGGTTGTATCTTCGCATTCTTAAGGTAGTACCACCATTACGGGGCATTTGCTTAAGCATAGCTGGGATGTTGTGAATCATGTTAGGTACAGGTACCGAAAGCAATTTGTAACTAAAACTTTGCTGAACCGGCGCTGCCAACACGGATGTTGTTGTTGTCATACGACTTTCCTCAATAATATTTTGTGAATAATGTTTGTAATCAGTATTATAGCTGACGAAACTAGAAATACGTCGGGAGGCGAGCTAGCGAGGCTCCGTACGCTGAAGGGTGAAGTTAGCGAATACTTCTTTACGCTGATTACATGTAATCAGAATTTTAATTATATATAAAGGAATTTTTATGGAAGGCAAGAGATTTGGTAAATGGACCGTTTTAAATTTTATACAAATAGACAAACCAGGCAAACACTATGAGTGCAAGTGTGAATGTGGCAACATAGGTGTTATATCTGGAGTTACATTAAGAGCGAAAAGATCAACACAATGCATGCCCTGCATGTATGAGGAAAGAGACAATCCTAGTGGAATGATAGGCAAAAAGTTTGGATCTTGGACTGTACTAAAATGGATTGAGACTAAGAACAGGCTACATAGATACCAGACCCAATGTGAGTGTGGATCTCTAGGTACTCATTATGGATCGGATCTTCGTAGATCAAGACAAAAAGGAAAGCAATGTAAATCCTGCGGAGACAAACAGGCATCTATCACTAATACTATACATGGAAGGCATCGTGATCCTATTTATAAAACTTGGGCTTCGATGATTTACAGATGCACTAATCCTAATGCAACACACTACTATAGATACGGCGGCAGAGGAATTAAAGTATGTGATGAATGGAGATCCTTTGTAAAGTTCCTAGAAGACATGGGAGAAGTTCCAGAGGGACTCACATTAGACAGAATAGACAATAACGGGGACTACTCAAAAAAGAACTGCCGATGGATTACACACAAAGAAAATTGCAACAATAGATATTACTAATGAACTTATTGCCCTGACTGGGGGGGTCAGTTAAGTTTGACTAGGGGGGTAAAAAGTCCGATAAGCGAAACTTCCTCATACGATGCCCGCCGTTTAATCTTGTGTTGTGATTTAAATCAAGACCCACAAAAGGAGTGTGCGGGTTTTTTTAGGGAAACCATTGCCCTACTCAATGTTGTTACGCCCTGACGGGGTTTGCGTTACGGCAATATTTTGCAAAGCCCTAACAATAAATTACTTAAGGACTAGTTTTTTCCCCTAAAGGAAAACCCCAAGTTTTAAAGCTCTTAAAGCTTTAAAAACTCTTTGGCAAGTGGGCTCTTAAATCCCCCTATAGAGCTCTGCCAGTTATGATGGGGGAGGGAAACCATTGCCCTACGCTAGGGGTGTGTGGGAAAAGCAAGCGCAGCGAGAAAAAACTTATAGGTGAAATTATCATCCCACTGCGCTTACAAAGGTAAGAAATTCTAATGGCCTTTAGCAGCCTGCTGCATTTCTTGTTGAAGCTGTTTCTTAAGATCAGGGGTTAGCCCCTTAGCAAAGATATTAGCCTCCGACAAAGCGCCTTGGCCTCTAATAGCTTGAGCCGATAAAGGTTTCGAATGGTTTTTGCTAACTTGTTCTTTTTGCTCTTTATATTCATCAACTTTTACAATCCCTAAGGCAGTTAATGTTTTATAAGCTGATACACCCTTGTTGTAAAGGTTGTTGCCTGAAATTATAGATGCGTACAGTTCAGGTTCTGCATGCTTAAGTTTCTCAATGTTCTTTTCTGTCACCACTTGATCAAAGTCGGGGAATTTTGATTTCAGTCTATCAGGTAGTGTTTCAGCTAGGGCTTGAGCTTTTTCTTTCTCATAACGGTTTTCTAGATCACGCAGTTGTTTTTGAATCTTCTTAACATATCTGCCTTCAACAATGTCATCATCATCTATACCGTAGTCTTCTTCTTTCTCTTTGGAATCTTTTTCTTCTGCATGTCTCTTAGACCACTCTTTTAGCTCTTTATTCTCTCTCTCTAAACGTTCCTTAGTCTCTCTGAGGTTATTAAAGTTGTCTTCTTTAGATTTGCTCTCTTTTGTTTCTTTCTCTTGAACCTCTGTTGATTCTTCTTGAGGGATCGCATCAGCCTCATTTTGAATTTCTACAGCTACATTATCTGCATCTTCAGTCATTTTACCCTACTTGCTCGTGTTGTTACGATGTTTTATAGAAAGTTTTTTAGACAAGTATAAACTCGTCATTCATCTTTTTTGCAAGCTTCTCAAGCTTACCTGAGTGGAAGTCATGTATCATTTGCACAAGAGGTAGCTGGTCTGTGGGAATGTCAGTAGAACGCCAAGGAAGCCACTTAGTGGTTGCTATGTCAGGCACTGTCCAAAGGTGTTTAACCTTTTTGTCTAATCGCCTTACATGATAGACCGTTTGATCATACTCAGGTGTAGGACATGATCCCCTATAGAAGAAGTATTGGCGAAGAATGTTTTTTAGAAGCCGCTCTTTTTTAAAAAGCACCACAACAAAGAAATCTCTTTTTATAAGAGGATCTTTAAGGGCTAGTCCAATGGTCTCCCAAATTTCTTCTTCATATGTTTTCTTAGAATTAGATCCTTTATGAATCTCTTGTTGTAGCTCGATAGAATTCGTATCCATCGGTCCTTCACTCTGTTTCTGGAGTGCAGCACTTCCCGCTGTCTGTTTTGCAACAGCATCTATTTTTTGAATCTTGTCTTTCACGATCAATACTAAATTCTTTTATATTACTTTCAACATATCTATAAAAATGTCTTAACACAAGAGGAAAGTTCTTAGCTGAAATATTTTCGAGATGATCCATCTGCCAGTTAAGTAGTTCTTTTTGAGTGTGTTTTGTAACGCAGAAAATGCAGGCGGGATGTGATATCCTTTCCAAAGGTAGAACATCATCATCCCACTGCATCTTGCATGATGGGCATTCATACTTCATGATAAAACTCTTTAAAGTTCGCTTATCGGACTTTTACTTTTTCTTAGACTTACGTTTAACACAAGCTTTTATTCCAGCAGGATTGGGAGCATTGTGAGCTAATTTAACAGCAGCTTTACGTCTTTTTGAGGTGTTAACAGGGTATGAGTACTTACTAGATCCACCAGAAGCACCGCAAAACTCTTTAGGTTTCACTTTTTTGTATTCGCCAGTATTTGATGAGCCTGGACTCTTTTCCATCTTCTTTTCTTTAGCTCTAGTAATTTTAATACCTTTTGCTACAGTGACCTTCTTATTAGGTTTTTTCATATTTTATTCCTGTAATTTCATAGACAATAAAAGCTCTCCTCCAAGTTGGGTGGGGAATACTCAGAAGAGAGCAAAAGATTACTTACTATTCATTTTCTTACGGTGATGATTCGCCATATACTTATGATGAGAAAGTGCCATATGATGCTTATATGATTTGTCCATAGACTCATCACCAGCATACGCATGGCCTTTTTCTTTCTTCTCTTCACCTTTAGACTCATCTCTTCTATCTTTCATAGATTCAGTATGAGGACCTTTATTCCTTTCACCCAACGACTGATCTATACGGTCGTTGTAACCTTCTACACGTCTTTTCATTTTAACCTACCATTTTCTATGTTGTTTGTTTGCATATTTTCTACCTTAGACATCTTGTTTCTAGAAGAAGTTTTTCTTTTAGATTTAGGTTTAAGATAGTCTGGCATACCTGGAATCACATCTTTTGCGATCTCAAATACTTTACCACTAGGTCTTGGCATAGCCATAATAGACCTAGTACTTGTCGTCAGAATGTTGACGATCTAGTTTACGAACATCGTAATCTCTAGTGTCATCTAGACCACGCATAGTGTCATCTAGTTCAAACTGATTAAAATACTTAGGTTTTGGGTAAGTTTTTTGCACAACATGTTGAGGTAAGTTTGCTACTGCACTTTTGTCTTCTGAAATCATTTTGCTGAAACCAGAATCCATTGAATCTTCTCTATGGTATTTCTTGACCATTATTCTTCTCCTTGCGCCGCTACGGCGATTTCTTCCCTATTAGGGACATTTACTGCT